TCTTGACTTGATATCGATGAGTTGTTCCATTGTGTGACTGGAATAGATTGTTTTGAAATCAACATAGTCTTCTCTTGCGGCAGTCGCTTCGAGTCTTGCGGCAAGGTTGACGGCATCTCCAATGACCGAATAGTCGAATCTGCTTTCAGAGCCCATGTTTCCAACAATACAATCGCCAGTATTAATGCCAGTCCCCACATTAATAGGCGGGAGACCGCGAGACTCATATTTCTTTTTAAGTTCATTTGTCTTCTCCTCTATCTCGATAGCAGACTTCACTGCCATCTCTGCATGATTCTCACATGGTAGAGGGGCGTTCCAAAACGCCATAATACAATCGCCCATATACTTATCTATAGTTCCACCGTTGTGTAGAATGATGTTGGTCATCTCGTTCAGGTATTCGTTGATTAGATTAACTAATCCTTCGGGGTCATCGTTGTTTTTGTAGTGTTCTGATATCGGGGTGAATCCACAGATGTCCATGAACAAGAATGTCATCTCTTTGCGTTCACCGCCCAGTTTCATCAGTGACGGGTCGTTAGCAAGCATGTCAACCATGTCAGGACTTAGATACGTTCCGAACTGACCCTTAATCATTTGTTTCGCTTTGAATTGTGTATAGAACTGGACAAACGAACCATGTGCAAAGATTATAACAAATGTTATAACAGGGAAAATGGGGTCAAGAAGCATAAAGGTATTGTCGAATATCAGTGATGCACCATTCACGAAACTTGAACTGATAATCAGGAAAAATACCCCCGAAATGACGATAGAGAGTTTAGATAACATGAATAGTATCATTATTGACACTAAAATCGTTGCGAAAAGTTCATAAAACTTGAACTCTGGCATCCGTATGATAGTCACACCATCAATCATCGTCTTCAACAGGTTCGCCTGAATGTCATGCGGATACATCGCACCGACAGGAGTTGATACGACAGATGTCCCCTTAAAGGTCGCACCCAGTATCGCAATACTTCCGCTTGGTATCTGGTCTATCTCTGTGAAAGAATATCTCTTGAACTCATTCCAGAATGCGATACGCACATTACTATTATCGTCTGTCTGCACTACATCAAACTTCGGTATGCGAACAAATCGTATTCCGTAATCGTCTGTCTTGATTTGATATGATATGTCACCCGCAGCCACGCGAAGGATATCCAGTGCAAAGGCAGGATACATGCGACCCTCGAAGTTCTCAATCAGAGGAACTCTCCGTGTGATACCATCGATATCCTGTGTTGCAGAGATTGTTCCATGACCCATTGCAGTTGTCATGAAGTCAGGTAGTGCAAATAACATCCCATCTAGTTCAGGTCGAAACTCTACCGCATCGCGGTCACCGAATGTTGCCACACCTACAGGTGTTGGTCGGGAGTCTGTGTTTGTCTTATCGCTTGGTGCAATAGCAATTACCGCTTCCATTTCAAACAACATATTTGAAAATGCGTCATCCCCTCCGAACCTGTCTGGTTCTGATAATAAGATATTGATACCTAACACTGACTGATTGCCAAGTTTTGCCAACTCGTCTGCCATTGTTTCGCGAGGGATTGGATACTGACCGAACTTCTCTAGGGTCGGTTCGTCAATATCAATAAGGACAATCTGTTCAGATTGTTTTGATTCCTGTCCTCTTTGCATCGAGTCAAAGAAAGACAGTCTCGCACTTTCAAGGAGAAAGGGGTCGAGCAGTCTCAGGGTTATCATCAACCCCAGTGTAATAAGGACATGCCATGTTTTCATTGTTTAATACTTATAGTGGTATTACCGCCACCATTGACCGTAATGGGGTCAAGTTCCTTTCCATCAACATCTAGATTTATAGATGTCTCTTCGCTGTTCGAAACAGATATCTCCACGATAGATTGAACATTACGAATCATCGTAATCTTATCGCCCTCAACAACGGTGCTGATTTGAGTCACCGTGTCAAAGCCCTCACTCGTCCCTTCTACGACAGTATCACTCTTATCCTCTTTCTCTTTCAACAATTCTGCATCTAGGTCAGAGTAACTATCTAATAGGTTTTCGAGGAGTTCCACATCAAGGAAATTGATATCAAGTTCAGTAAATTCCAGATAGTCACGTTCAAACTCCTCGTTATCTAATAGTTGTTCATCGAGAAAGTCAATATCAAGAGGATTGATATTCTTACGACTGTCCACAGACGTATAGAACTCTTGTTCTGTCATTCTCTCTTTGGGTGGATTGATAATCAAGATATTATCCAACATATCTAGAGTCAAGTCTAGAATGGCAGGATTGCTGGGAGGCGCCTCAGTCACAGAGGTTGTGGTGGATTGAAACGGTTTGTTCAACACTACCTCACCAGTCATTGTCGAAACAATAATCTCACCCGATGATATACCATTCACATCAGGTAATAATACTACAAGTGTGCGACCAAACTCGTCTACGGTCACAGTAAAGTCTGTGCCGCGAATACCGATTGAGGCAGTCGGTGTTCTCAATCTAATATTCTCTTTCTCAATCGTCCCAAGTTTACCCGTAATGAAACGAGCAGTTCCCTGCGCGAATGTCATTGCAAGGTCAGACTTACTTGGGTCATCATCAAACACCACATTGTCAATCACAATGCGTGTGTGTTCGGTCATGCGAAGTTTCGAATCATCAACGAACTTCACTTGCATACGCCCCTCGCCTGTGCGAAGGTCGTCTTTTGCTATTATATCAAACCCCTTTTCAGGTTCGATTTCATTTGTGTCTCTAACTACTTGTCTCCAGCCGACTGCACGGTCTATGAGACCGACATCCTTACTGACAGCCGGTAGCGGTGCCAGAATCAGACTGAGAAACACATAAGGTATTATCTGTAGTCGTGTCACCTGAACCCTCGATTTCAATGCTCAATGTATCAGACTGTAACGTTGACTGTTGGTCTATTTGAATATCCCAGTAGTTTGTTGTTCCAACGCCATCGATTGTTACAGAGTGACCATCATATCCGTCACCATCATAATCGATTGTTACATTGTCTCCAGCGAAGTCAATGCTATTTGTTGCGTTGTTGATGTCAATATCAGCAGTTACACTGTTATAGTCACCGTCAACAATCCAGTCAACATCTGCGCCCGTTGCTTGGTCGTTGTTACCAATGCTCAAGTCCAGTGTGTTATTACCGCCGTCCAAATCGATTACCACATTGCCGTTACCAGCACCATAGGTGTCAGTTCCATCAATGTCGATTGTGACTGTATTGGTGTCGCCATCGATGTCTAAATCAACATCACTGTTGTCACCTATAATAGCACCAAGAACTTTGTTGGTATCACCAACGGTATCGATACTCAAATTGATGTCATCGCCATCAACCTTCATTTTGGTTGTGTCATTAGCATTGTTACTAATTGTGTTTCCACTACCGTCTTGAGTAACATCGATATCTACACCTGACCCTACTTGGTCAATGTAGACCGCATTATCAGCCCATACGGGCGATGTCCCTGCGTTTACTAGGAACAACATCACAAAAATTCTTTGTAAAGTGTTCATCTTACTCTCCTTTGAATGTCCAGAACTTTTTTCTATTTCCGAGTTTTATAAGTTCTAAGACACCTGTTTCAATCGCTCGTTGAGTGGCAATCGAAACGCTTTCGTTTCGGGCAGTCCCAGACTCAATCTCAACGAGTCGAGTGCCCTGTTCCACATAACGAAATACGTCTCCGCCAAACGCGACAGATAGTATGGTCTTACTTGTTATGACATCAAGTAAAACCTCGCCAGTCGCAACACTTATCAACCTCATGTTGATTGTCACTGTGTCACGACTAAACTCTCTGGAAGAGCCGATGCCGAGATATCTCGCACCCGCACCTCCGCTTTCGGTAGAGTGGTCATATCCTACTATACCGCCTGCAATTATCATACCAGCAAAGGTCAATGCCGGTAATTTTTTTGCACCATCACCTTCATAAGAACTTCGTGTCTGTCTTATGAGTTGTCTCTCTCTCGTTAACCAATCTAGTGCAGACCTATCAACCACCTTAAAGAACTGACCGTTAGCCGCACGAGTCAAAGCACGAATCAGATAAACTTCTGGTGCTTGGGTAACCGCAGAACTAAATGATGTTCCGCCGTTTGCGTTTTGTTTCTTCTGTCCTGTTTGGTCGGTGAACGCATATAACGCCACCGTTGGTCTTCGTATCGGAGGTTCAATATTCTGTAATTCTTCTGTCAGAAGAGCCACTTGAACTTTTGCTGATTCTGGTTGCGAGGGGACATCCCATTTGTGGGTCGTGCAACTAGAAACCAAAATCGCCGATAGGAATAACAATGACAGTCTGGCTACCATCTTCATCAGTTACCGTTAACTCCACTTCGTTTTCTAAATCATCTTTTACATATGAGATACCCGCGCCTTCAATCTCAAATTCACCTGAATCTGATGGGTTCTCACCGAACATCTCTTCCACAAGTTGTCTGGACAGTGTAGAGTAAATTCGACTTTCTACATTTCGTATAAACTTAGCAAGTGTCGTATTCTTTGCGTCTCGTTCTAATTGTTTTTGTAAGTCTTCTAATTCTTGTTTTATTGCTTCTTTGCGTGATGTTTCTTGATTCTCAATCGTCAGATAGTGTGATGACTGATTGACACCATTGAATGATGGCGACTTGAAACTGTATTCGATTGGTGCGCCTATCGCATCTGTTGTCCAGAACACTATTATACCAACCACTACGCCAACGATAAATGCTTTCCATAAATCTGCTCCTGACCAGATATTTGGCCCAATAGATTTACGAAACATATCTCTATTCTTTTGATTCATCTTCTCTTCTCTTTACTTCAATCGCTGTATCAAGTTTTTGTTGTAGACGAATGATATCATTGTCCAACATACGAACACGGTCAATCAAACCAACCAGTGTAGTTTGAGTTTCAGATAGAAAGACTTCAATCTTCTCTGTAATTGTTTTCCAGACGAAATAAATCATATACAACATACCAACCGCCGCTACAATAGGAAAACCGAAATCTTTAATTGCGGTTATAACATCCATCAGTCTCTCCTCGCATCGTTTTTACCGTCTGCGCGGGAGATACGATTCAGGTCTGGTCTTATTCCTAAAACGACACACATAGTTGTATCGAGACGAATCAGGTCATGATTCATCGTCTTTACTCGATTATCGAGTGCTGATACGATACCGTGTATTCCCTTCACCTGACCGATAACACCATCCATGATATATCGTAGGGTCAGAAACATAAAAAAACCACCAATTAAGGCGGCAGCAATAGGGAAACCCAGTTCAGCAATGATTGTGAACACTTGTTCCATTTACTTACCTCATGCCTATTTATACGCAAAGAGGTCTTAATGGACAAAAAAATGAGACGCTAACCGTGGGCGTCTCGCGGGTCTATTTCGCGACCAACCGTATCTATTGAACTATATGAAGTATAACTCGTTCCTCGTCAGTAAAGTTATACCCCGCATATGTTCTACTTCCATCATAGGTGAGTGTTTCACCCATCTTCCACTTCTTGAGTTCATAATTATCTGAAAATATCATTCCAGTTTCACCTTCTGGAATAATCAAAGGTATATGATGAACCACTGCATCATCATAGTATTTGATTTTTGTGTTGGCGGGAACAAACGATTTAGGATAGAGAGTTATAAAGTGCGCGGCTCGTATTCTCTCATCTAATAATAGTTCAAAAGTATTTGGTATCAGATAACTGATTTTAGAAGGTCTACCGTATTTTAGTATGACAGTATCCCATCCCTTACCAAACGAGTTCTGTTCTTTATTTGGTATTCTCTTTGATTTGTCTTTTACTACACGATAGTCTGTTAGAAGAGTATCGATGTTAGACAGCAATTTTTCTTCCAGACTCATACTCTTCTCTTCGAATATCATCAACCAAAGTTAAGAATTCAGAACCGTCCATTACTTTACCGTCCACTGTATACTCATCTTTGTGACCCTCGCCTGAATATAGTTTGTCCATATATGAAATATTACGCCACAACTTACGCATATTACCATCTATGATATCGGTTGGACGGGCGTGTAGAGTGATGTTCTGTTCCATGTAGACAACCTGACCGTCCTTCCAGTCGTGAGTGTAGATGTATTCAGGCCGATTGATTTTCTCCCAGAGATATTCCTTGAACTTCAGACTTTCTTCTTCGGTCATACCATCGAACTTATGGAAGAGAGTGCCAGGGAAGTGAATACCCTTCACACCAGACGGTGTTGACTGTTGTAGTTTACACATCATACCATCGACAGGGACTTGATTATATCTGACCATCTGTTTCTGTTCGTCAATCAGATTACCCGTAAAGTTTTCTCTGTTCCAACGATACACACTCTGGAGTTCATCAACCATCGTTCTGTCTTCGTGATTCAGTTTGTTATATGCTTCTTTGGTGCAAAGAAATGCAGTCTGTGACCCTTCGGTATGTTCAACCGAAACCAAACCAATGATACGGTCTCCATCATTGAGGGCAACTTGGTCACTGTGCCAACCCAATATGCCATTCGCAAAAACACCCTTCGGTCTACCTTTCTTATTTCTCTGATAGGTAACAACCGACATGGTGTTGCGATAGTCTGGTTCAATCTCTGATGAACCGTTAAGAATATTCAGTCGAAGACTATTCCAATGAACACCCTTCATTGTCCCTACCGATGTGGCAAGGTGAACGATTGAGTGTGCGGGACTACCCCACTGCATCTGAACATCATAGGTTCTCTTCTGGTCTAGTTTCTGGTCTACCAGAACGACAGACTCATTCGCGACAAGTCTACCCAAGTCTGCGATATTCTCGTCAGAGTAGATATCAAAGTCATAAGCTTCGACTGCGTTGTTTTTTAGAGTTCTTACTTTCATACAACTATATATCCTATTTGTTGGTCGGGGTTGGAAGATTCGAACTTCCGACCTCTCGCTCCCAAAGCGAGCGCACTACCAGACTGTGCTAAACCCCGTTAGGATTATTCGTGTTCTCCATCAACTCTTCTGCCTGGATTTGGTGAAGGATTGTAACCCCATTCCAAAAACGTATTTGGTCTTATTTCTGCAACCTTATATGTTGCTACTGTTACTGTGATTGCGGTAAGCAGTGCAATGTGACCCAACATCGACCAAAGAAATCCAGACCAACTACCGATTGCAACACTAAATGCAATAACCCACATATAAGCGAGCACTTGTAAAACCATATGTCTTACATGGACATCAGGAATATTTTTCAAGGGGCTCATATTGTGGTCGAAGATTGTATTCCAACTATCATAAATAAATTTTCTCATTTTACACTCCAAAATAAAATACCAACATAGGCAAGTAATAGTAAAATAACTTTAACGCTTACTTTATCAATAATAAATCCAAACTTATCCATTTTATTTACCTAAAGATACTCCAGCAGCAAGAGTTTGTAACTTCTTCTTACTACCACCAAATACTTTAGTCGCCGCAACTTGTGCCAAATTCGATGTATCATTACCAACAACAACAAGTGCAATCATACCCATACCCTTATGAGGTGTGCATTGATACAAATATACGCCCGGCACATCGAATGTCAATGAGACTTCTTTGTTGAACTTAGAACGTTTGGGTAATTCATAACCTTCTGGCCCTGCAATAAACTCAACATTATGACCTTTATCAGTCGGCAACCATTTGATTGTGTCGCCTGCATTGATGTATGTAACATCTTCTGAATATACCATACGAGCGCCATCGTCTCGTTTATTCAACATTTCAACAATTGTTTCTTCTGCATATGCTGGCGTAGTGAATACTAACGCCACAAATAATGTAATAAATCTAATCATGATATCTCCTAATATAAAAGTGGGGACTTCTGTTGCTAGGCGTCCCCTGACCCCGAAGATTATGCCGCGAGGGCGTAATCCTCATGTGCGTAATTATCGTTTGCACTTACGAGTTTGTTGCGCTCTTGCGGATGGGATTGCCCGTCCGACTCACAGGTGGCTTCCGCACCTATTCTCCACATTCCTACTTGATACCTGTCGAACCTATTTCGCCCCCTCAGAGGGGGTTTGGTGGAGGCGGGGGGTATCGCACCCCCGTCCAGTCTATCTTTCAGTTTGCTTCAACGAATACGATAAAAATCTATGAATTAACACCATTATTTATACTCCAAGAATATTTCCCGCTTTGTTCTGGTCAAGAGTGCCACCATCTCGCATGTGCGTTTCTAACTGTTCAAAGTAGAATGCAGCATCATCATGACCATACTCTTCAAGAACTTCTTTACATGCCTTGAAGAACAACATAGTCTTCATCAGGTTTCCGTCACCCATAGGTTTGGATTTTTTAGCGGCTCTTTGGTTCGACATTTTCAACAAACTCCTTCATCAATCTAAACATCTTGACCATCTGGTCTTCTTCTTGTATCCCAGCAGGAACACAGATTGCCTCCTTGTAGAGTTCACGGAACTTTATTGCCGCCAAATCACACATCTCTTCTGACGGATACAATATTTCCATATTCATTGAAGCGACAATCAGAAGAAACTTCATATCACTTCATCCACAACATTCATAACAGCGGCATCTGAATAACCACCAATGTGCCATTCACGAACCTCATACATTGACTTATCTTCTTTCCAGTCATAGACTGTGGCGAGAGTTCCATCATTGAACTTGATTGCCCATTCTGCTTGGACTTTACCATCATCAGATGCAAACTCTGTGGGTTTACCAAACACATCAACCAAACGATTGTATGATGTGTTGATTGTTCCTTGTAGATGTGTTCCTACAATATCAAAATTACCAGTAACAAAATTCATAACTTTTCCTTTCGTGAATTTCATATTCAAAACAACATTATAAAATATCATTGGAAACACGCACCCTACACCTCAATCGAGGAACTTTACTGTAGCCAACCATCCTTAATTCCGATGATAACTTATAATATCATAACAAAAAGAAATTGTCAAGCCATTTCTTGAATTTTTTGTTCGATTTCATTTAAAGGTTCGGGTGTAGTGTTTTCTTTTTCAACAGCAACTTTTCGAGCCTCAACCAGACGAGCGACTCTTCTTTTAACCGATTTAGGTATTGCACCACCACCAGAATACTTGTCTGCCCACATATTCATTTCTGCGTCAATATACTTGACGCCCTTAATTGCAACATCTGTTGTGCGTTTTAATTTACGATTCATTGTCGTCTCTCCCATAAGCATCATGAACGTGAAGTTGAATGAGTGCATAGTGCAACACTTTCAACAGGTCTTTACGATTGTAACCATCTTTGTTACCATATCGTTGTGCATACTTTAGAATATTACCGATACAGAAACCGTCACCATGACCACCGTCAATAATAAATTCGGTTGCTTGATATTTGTTCTGTGAGTAGTGTTCGCCATATGTTGCATCGACATATGCAGTCAACTCGTCAAGATACATGTCTTCATCGTATTTGTATTGAATCATCATTACTTCCACCTATAAAATATATGTTCACCAATCTGACCCACCATATGCATACCCTTTGCAGTTGCCCAACGAGGACTCACATAGGTTGCATGATAGTGTGTCGCACCTTCTGTTATACCACGAAACTCATCGTGTGTCAAGAACATTCTTGCAATGTATTTGGATTTTTCCCATGACCTACCTTGACGGGGTTCGTCATCACGACCATCACAATACCAAGAGAATTGACACTGATTACGTTTAGGAAACTCTTTACCACTGACCCCAGTATACATTTGTGCCTCATACACAACATCACATATTGTATTAGGCCATCTAGGGTCTGCAACACGATTTTGTGTTACATCCGCAACTGCATATAGTCCCGCATCTAATTCGTTTCGAGCTTCATGATAAAGATTAAGTGCAAGACATTCCAAATCATCTTGTGTGTGAGGCAGTTCTTCAATGATTAGAGTTTTAGGTTCACTCATAACATGTTGAACCAAAACTTCTTTCTCAGTTAAAAATATATTAACTGCAATGTTTATAACACTGAATACAGAAAACGCTAGTAGACCTACTAGGGCAATCCTTGTAATAGTTTCATTTTTCATTTTCATATTATATCAAAACCAGACAGGTTTGTCAACCATTTTCTATATCATATATTAAGTCTTGGATTGCGTCATATGCTTGGTCGTGTTTCTCTGTGAGGTTTCCATAAGGAAACTTAAACGCAAGAGTGAAACGGGGACATTCAGTCCATGCAGCGTGCCAACAGTGGTGTTCTTCTTCGTCCCAGCGACCAAATCGATACCACCGAGCCTGCCATCCTTTGACATCTTCGTGTTTGACAAACTCATCATTCTTCTTATCATAATAAGTAAAGTATCCATCACCACCCTCACTCCATGTGAGAATGAGTTGATATCCAAAGGCATTCCAGTTTGTGTGCCAACCGACAAACCCTTTGGGCGGATAGTATGATGTTAAAGAGTTATTGTTCGCACCGAAGATACGAACCAGTTCATTCTTTGTCCATAGTTTGAGTGGTTCAAATATTTCGGGAAGAACAGATGCACCATGCGACACCTGAAACCCATATCCCTCTTCAGGAAATCCAATGTGGTCTCGTTCCATAACTTCCCACAGATGGTCAGGTTTACAATACTGTTCACCCTCTCCGATTGGAGCAGGGCCGAGATGCGAACTAAGTTCTATCATCTTGTCGGTGTGTGGTAGAAATCTATCAAGTGTGTCATCCAGAGTTTTGAGAAACTCTTTATTACGGATTACAATCTCAGTCATTGAGTGCTTCTATGATATCAGGGAAGTGGACACCGATAATGTCCCAACACATGTCTGCGATTTCGATATGTTCAAGTTGAGTTCCATGACCACGGCGAAGTTGACAATAGTGAATCCAACTACGCAAAGTTCCAGACATATAGAGAGTGGACATTGTATTACCTTCGGGTAGAACTGCTCTCGCTTGTTCCTTTGCAATCCCTCTTTCTAATGCCCATTTATATGCGTCTTCTGCATTCTTAATCAATTTTTCCTGAACTGTATCCCACATTTCGCGCAGTTCTTCATCATCTGTTGGCATAGAGTTCTGACGGTTCTTCAAGTCCTGAAGTCTTGCATCACGTTTCTGCCATTCAGTCGCCTCTGCATATCGTTGAGAAAACTCTTGAAACGAGAACGAGCGATGTCGTAACATTTGTCGTGCGATATCACGAGTCGTTTTGATTTCAAGAGTCATATGCACCATCTCAAATGGTGACCAATGATTTTCCTTAATCAAATACCTCAACAGTTTTGGCGCAGTTGCGGTGTTGTTTTGATTTGTTGGATTACTTACTCGTGCGGTATACGCAATCAATTCAGCGGCAGTCTTACAGTCCGTTATTGCAGACGGTTTACTCAACGCTATAAGATTAACTTCTGTCATTTTTTAATATCTCCGACCACCTAGTTTTTGATTCTTCTCTTCTAGACAGATAATATTTATTGTCTTTCTAGATGAAAATTTTGATTTGTATGTATGAAAAGTATCATCTTTTCTCTCAAATAATAGTCCAGAATTCTTTTTCCACTTTACTTCCGAATGAAAAGTCTTATCGAAATTATGAATGCGAGTGCCTTGATTATCCTCTGGGGAAACATATAATACCAAAATAATAAATTTATCTGGGGAGTCAGTATGTATTGGGTAATCATAATCCTGACCTACACTATTATACTCAATTTCAATCCTGTATGGTATTCTTGGAACAAAATTTATTTCTGATAATAAGTTTTCAAATCTTTCTTTTGCCTTAACAACCTTTGATGAATCGGTAACCCATTCATTGTATCGGTCTTTAGGTTCGGCATTTGGAAGACTATCTACCCATTTTTCCAGTTCTTTGAAATCATCAACTTCTAGGAAATTTTCAACTATGTAATGTTTCCAAGGCTCGTTAACTTCGATAAGATTAACTTCTGTCATTTCTTATATACTCTGATGCCAATTTGATATCATAGTCCGTGATATGTATGTCGTGTTTACTACGCATATATTCAAGCGTTTGTTTCAATGCGATTGCAGAACCCTCTGCGACTCCCTCGTCAAGTCCACGCATATAACCACGAAAGAGACCAAACCAGAAGGAAAAGAATATTGTCAATAGGACAATGATTGTATGTAATAATGCGTCCATGTTTACTCCAACTTAAAATTCTTGAATCGTTCTGCGGCTTCTGATTTATCGAATACTGGTCGAGCATCAATGACATTATTATCATCACCATCATCATCATCTGATAGACGCATCTTAGAACGGTCAACCTTCACAGTAAATCTATTATATTTGGTCGGGTCGTTGTATCTGTTCTTCAACTGTTTGACCAGTATCTTACCCAGATTATTTAGTTCATCGTTTGAGATGAGTGCGAACATGAGGTCTGCGGTAGCGGGTAGTCCAAAAGATTCGGATGTGTCTTCAAGCCCAACATCGTCATTAGAATAACCTGAACGAGTCGTCTGCGTTGCAGATACAATCGGAACGTTGAACTCGACTGCGAGTCCTCTAATTTCTTCTGCAATACTTTTAATGTATGAATATGAGTTGATAGCACCGCCCATTCCTTTCATTCGTGATGACGCACATATATTTAGATAATCAATAAATATAATCTCTGGAACAAAGTTCTTCTTGAGTTTCAGTTCGTTCAACAACGCACGGAAGTGCGATGTATTTGCCTGACCTGTAGGATATTCTTTGATAATAAGTTTACCCTGTGTCTTGGCAGCAATCTGTGATACCTTGTCAGTGAACATATCTTTCGACAGGTTCTCCAACTGGTCAATCGGAACATTCAACAAGTTCGCGTCAATCCGTTCTGCGATGCGTTCCTCTGCCATCTCCATAGTAATATACAATACATTACGTCCCTGTGAGAGACCCGATGCAGCGGCATGACACATGAACAATGACTTACCAACACCAGTCCCCGCAAGTGCGATGTTCAATGTCTTGTTAGGCAGACCACCCTTAGTAATCATATTGAAATGTTCTAGGTCAAACGGAATACGTTCTTCCTGTTCATGATAGAAGTCATAACGACCATCTACATTCTCAAGATAGTCGTGACCGATATTGGTATCGAAGGTAACACCCAATGCTTTACTCAAGACATCAGGTATTGCATTCTTTTGTAGGGTTGCATGTTTACCATCGATGATAGAGATACTCTCCATCACTGCGTTGAATACTGCACGGTCTTGACACCACTTCTCTGTGCGTTCAATCAACCACTCTAGGTTTTCGGGTTCGGGTGTGAAGATATTTGGTAGGAGTTCAAGTGCGATGCGATAGTCATCTTCACCCAGACGATTGTTCTGGTCTATCTCAATCTTGAATGCTTCGAGAGTCGGAAGTTTATTGTAATCCGCAACAAACTTTGCAATCTCCTTAAAGAGACCACGGTATACACCCTCGAAATAATCAGGCGCAATGAACGGAAGAACTTTACGCATATACTCTTCATTAGTCAGTAAGTTCCTCAATACTGTCTGTTCCAGATTGATATTCATCTTCAATAAGTTCCTTTACTTGTTCGTGCATTTCATCAGCGGCATACATTTCACCTGTTTTATCATCAGATGCAATCATAGACCCATCGTGGATGGACTGTTCGATTATTGAAGATAGTATTCTACCACAATATATCTGAAATGGCAAGTCTTCGTCTATATCTAAATCGGGGTCAGGTGTGAATACAATTTCCATATCATATTTGAGATATCCGTCATCACCTTCTTCAACAATCTTAACACTGCCATATCTAATTACTGTCTCAGGATATTCTTCAAGAAGACGAACATCCCAACCGTCAGCGGCGTCTGATTGAGGAATTATCTTATAGTGGACATCCTCACTTAATTTTTCTTCGATATCATTCGGCATCTACAATCTCATCCATGTCTACTTTTTGTGCGAGTCCGATTGAGTATTGGGACTTGATGAACTCTGCGAAGTCTGTTCCTTCGAAGATTGGAGTCCAAAATTCCTTCGTGAGTGTTTCTGTCTGACGAACTTTCTTCTCATCACCAGCGACACTATACCATCCATTAGAAGGCTTAACAACGTAACCACCAGCCAAAGCAACATCAAGGAGACCACTAAACTGCTGGACACCACCTTCCCAAGAAACAGAGATAGGGATTTTACTTTTCTCTTTAACATAACGTGACTTCTCTACATTAATGATGAAGTGGTAACCTTTAATCTCTGTGCCTTGTTTGTCTTGTTGGCGACCAAGAATCCAAATGTTATCGGCACTATAGTAGATACCTGTGCCACCACCTACGATGTCTTTCGGGAAGAGACCAATCTCTTTATATGTATGGTTGACGGCAAGCATTGGAATGTTCTTCATGGTCAGGTAGGGAGTTACCATACGGAACAGACCTTTCAATGCTTTAGCACGAGACATATCTGCAACCGACTTTTCATTGATTGCATCTTCGAGTTCTTTCTTAGATGCAAGGTTACCAATGGAGTCGATGACAACGATGACATTATCTTCTCGTGTCAGTTCCTCAAGTTGACCAATCAAATCAAACTTGAGTTCCTCTACATTCGCAATCGGCGTATGCAGAACTCGGCTAGTGTCAATCCCGAACTGCTCGAAGTAAGATTGGGGCGAACCAAACTCACTATCATAAAAGAGCAGAACTGCATCTTCTTTCTCTTTCAGGTATGCACCCGCCATCAGCAGGGCGAAAGAGGTCTTGAAGTGCTTGCTTGGGCCTGCGAGGACTGTAAGTCCTGGCGTGACACCACCGTCAATACTTCCGCTCAACGCAACGTTCACCATTGGAACATTGGTTGGCACCATATCTTGTTCAGTGAAGAACTTACTATTCGACAGAACCTCTGTCGTCTTGATTTTCGAGTTCTTCTTCAGTTTGTCCATAATCGACATTGTTTGATTCCTCACGTTCATCTAATTCATACTGTTTACGATATTCATTGTTTATACTAACACATTTGTCAACTAATGTCAAGTCTTTATCAAACATTGTAAATGCTTTTGTGTCTTTGGGAAAACATGCGCCGCCAAACCCACGCTTGCCATCATAACCTGGCACGCGAGTGTGACCAACACCGATACGTTCATCTCTACCAATTGCATTCACAATAGTTGGGAAGTTGCATCCAAATCTTTGAATTGAATCATAGAGTTGATTAAAGAAAGTAACCTTCGTTGCAAGGAATGAGTTCACGCCATATTTAACAAATGAGGCCTCAGCAGCAGACATAAACAAAAACTCTTTCGCTGTGCAGAGACTATAGATGTCATACAGTTGTGCAAGACCTTTACATGCGTCAGGATGACCACCAATAATATGATAGTCTGCAAGAACAAATGCTTCTTTTGCACTGGACTCTGTGAGGAATTCTGGATTAAAGGTCAATCGTTTGATATCATCTTCAAAGACAGACCCTACGATTCGGTCAACGACATCAGGCGGTATAGTTGATTTTACAACAACACCACCTTCGGTATGTTCCAATAATTTCAAAACAGCATCTTCAACAATTGATGCATCTACGAACCCACTATCCGCCATTGGTGTCGGCGCACAAATAAAAGTTACATGTGGATTCCAATCTATCAATTGGTCAATTGTTGTATTATGTTTTGGGTCAACATAAAACTTTTCAATTTCATCATGGGTAAATGCATAATCAACTGCACTGCCGACAAACCCATGTCCAACAACACCCATACGCATTTTTTTAACTTCTTCACTCATTAATTTACTCCGTAATACTCTTTATACCAACGAACAAATGCTTCAACGCCTTGTTCGATATTCACTTTGGGTTTGTAACCCAGTTCTCGGAGTTTCCCAGTGTTACTCCAAGTTTCCAACGTATCCGCTGGATGACGGGGAGCGAGTTCAATGTCTGCTTCCCTACCTAACTCTTTACTTATACACTTAATAAAGTGCATCAGTTCTACTTGTTTACCTCGACCAATGTTGAAGATTTCATTGGATGGGACATCTTCAAACAATATCGTCTTGATACCATTGACAATATCACCGACATAGGTGAAGTCTCTTTTCATTTCACCATAGTTGAATGCCTGAATTGGTTTACCCTTCACGATATTATCAGTGAATTGAAATAGTGCCATATCTGGTCTACCCCACGGGCCATATACGGTAAAGAACCGAAGACCCACATTGTTCAGACCAGAGATTTTGAATTGACATTCATTCACCCACTTGGTATATGCATATGCGTTCAACTGATGACCAGTCACTTGGTCTTCTACCCAACCTGTAGGCGGTATGGGCGTTCCCCCATAGACAGAACTGGTTGATGCATACACAATCTTCTGAACATTATACATCTTACATACTTCAATCAGGTTTTGTGTTGCATCAATATTATCCTGATGATAGATTTGTTCTTTACCAAACGAGTCACGCACATTTGCACGAGCGGCAAGATGGACAACCATATGCGGTTTGAGCGTATTGAACGCTTGGTCAAGGTCATCAAAATCCTTGAGGTCACACTCATAGACTTCATGTCCAAAGTATTCTACACGATTCTTTTTGAGTGCAGGGTCATAGAATGTATTGTAGTTGTCCAGACCGACAACATCAAACCCATCTTCCAAAAGCGAATCTGCAAGATGACTAGCGATGAAACCCGCAGCACCAGTTATTAGTATTCGCATACTTTAACAACTCCATGATTTTTTCTTATTGCATATTTACTGTCTTTTGGAATACGTCTCGTCTCTAGAACTTCTTTGATATAATCTTTGAACATTTCTGCACCTTTGTAACCCCGCGATGGTGGATACAAATTATCTTCATTACCCATGAAAAAAATACACATCATGGCCACATCTTCAAATGCAACTGCCTTGCCATTATACTTGAGTATCTTATCTTTTTCAGATTTTCTACCCTGAACTATTTCAAACTTCTTAACCATTTCTGTAAATATACTCCAATGCTCTGTCTGCCTCTTTGTCAAGAGGACGGTTCTCATACCAGTTACCAGTCTCACGGTCTAACTCAGAACATAACTGTGATATCTGACTCGCACTGATTGGATAACCTTTAGATACTGCGTTACCAGCAATCGCAATCATAATCTGATACATCTTGTGATACCAACCTGTTCCCGTGATTGCACGATACTCTTGTTCCAACCGTTTAGGAAAGAAAGGACAGTCACGATATGATGTCCAGTTTATGTCAATATTATCTAGGGAGTTTTTACGATGTTCGATTACCGCCTTCTGTAGTTCAGGAGGCAGTCTGTCCATGAAAGTCTTACCCTGTGTCTCCACATATGAGTGTTTGTTCATCAACATGTCAGGGTCAATCTTGACACCCTTGTTGGTGAAGATGAAGTTGTATGCACTAGGATACTGCGCGGGAACATAATACATGCGCGACAGGTCTTTGGTCTGTTCATCTCCCAACTCATCAAACTCTTTGTTCATCGCAAACCAGAAGTGCGGTAGGTCTTTACTATGAACCTCACGGGTCAACGGAAAGACCAATCGAAACTTTGGTTGTTCTAATGTGGATGATGCAGTCGAATAACAGATGTAGTAATACTCACCAAACTTCTCTTGCAATACAGACTCTAGGTCACCAACCACCACGAAATCGTCAACATCAAGAGCAGCCCAACCACCCCATACATCAACATTCTTATTAGACCTCGTAGTATCGGAAATATAACGAGCAGGACTAATAAGAGGAGAAGAATTACTTCCACCTTTTTCACCTTTCTGTTTTGATAACGAATATAACAAAGACTCAAGACCGTCCCAAGAGTCGAACTCTTGAACACGGTGAGTCTTGTTGTCAAACGTATTCTTGAATATTGTCAAAGAATAATTCATTATGTAACTATATCATACCCTTCATCATTTGTCAAGCATGAATACAACAATCACACAACGGTCTTGGTCAACCAGTTCGGGCATGTGTAACTCTTGTCCATTATACCAGACAAATCGATTCTTCTTAAATTCTACGAGTTCTCCGTTGTAGTATGTTCCCGTATTACCCCAGAGATAGATGACACCCGCCCACGGATACCTATCTGTATGTGGTGTTAATGCTCTATCTGGATTACTCTGTAACCATTCTTTCTCTTTTCCGTCTATACGATAAAAGTGAAGTCGGTCAACTATCTTACCCGTTGTCTCTTCAATCTTGCGAGTGACTTCAGGATATTTTGTTTTGATATCAAGCGTGCGGAGTCCTGTCCACCCTTCTTTTACATTCATCAAAAAGTTTGACGAACTTAATGTCTGATACTGAACCTTTTCTGCTTCTCTACGAATCTCCCAGAAGTCATCAAGAAAATCATCATGTATATTCAAATCATGCAAAGAACATATCCAACTGTGCTTTAGGTTCTGCGCTCCAACCAACCGCATCAAGGATTGGTTCAAGCGGGTCAAGGAAAGTCTTCTCAAACATCTTGTCGTAGTCCACATATTTTGCGAGTGCAAGTTCGCGTGGTAGGTTGACAGGATAGGATATGACATTCTCCTTGATTGGGTTTGGTGTCTTCAAGTAGATGAACTTTACCTTCTCACCATTCTTGACTGTCTCATAACGAGGCATCTGTTTTGTATAATGATTATATAGTAATGCACCACGAACATGAATTGGTGTAGACTTTTTGTAAATAGTCTTACGGTCAGACCACTTATCTATGTCTGACACCCCACGAGGAAATGAGATGTCCTCGGCGGGTAGACCAGTGAACTTATTTCGGAAGTCGCGAATGAAAGATTGTGTTTCTGATTCTGAACCCTTGACCAATATACGAAACATTTCTTTCATCTTATCGCGCACGACTTGGGGAGTAGATGACTTGATTGCCTCGATACCCATCATCTTGAGTTTAGGTTCTGCATACTGCACACCCTCAGAGTTATGAACATTGAGAATGTATCGTTTCTTTGCAACCCAGATACCACGGTCTGCAATCACCTCACGACCCATCTCCATACGATTGACGTATGCGTTGGTGTAGTCTGCAAGTTCCTGATAGGACTTTTCCAGAACAGTCTCGAAGTGGTCACGACAAATCTTGTCAAGAAACTTCACAGGGTCTTTGGGGTTGAACTGATTAACAATCTTACTCATATTAATATAGAGCGAGTCAGTGTCAATCGCAATCACATAGTCAGAGTCATCAGTCTTGAGAAGAGTATTCATCTCTTTATTGACTGCACGTTCTGCCCACTTGATTGACAACTGACCCGCAAGGGTGATGGACTCCGCAACTCTTTGGTCAAAGTAACGAAACCATCGGTTACCCAACGCACCATACAAACTGTTCATGAGGATTTTAATCGCCATCTGTTGATTGTCCATTGTTGCGATTTTGTTTGCAAGTGTTTTGGTGGGAGTTTGTTCATACTCTTGTTGCGCCTCTAACATCTGATTCTTGATGACACGGCGTTCAGAGTAATACTGTTTAATGACACTAGGAATGATACCTTCTCTGTCTCGTCTGAAACGGACACCTGAAGGTGCGAGTGCATATTCGGGGTCTGTATCGGTAACCCCTCGCAACATATGTTCAACCGAAGTGTGAGTGATACCGTCCACCACAGTTTCGGGAGACATATTGTATTGCACAATAATATTAGGATATAGAGAATTGAGGTCAAAGGAAGTAACCCAATCATGTGACCCGACTTGCGGTTCTTTTACATAACCACCCGCATAGTCGCCCTTTGGTTTTTCAACCTTTGCGGGAACTGTAATCTTCTGTTGATTGAGAATCCGATAGATGATTGTGTCCCAGATAGTAGTCGTTCCAAGAACCTCTTCATAGTTCACCCCGCCTTTATATGCAAGGGTAAACGCAAGGTCAAGGAGACCCAACTTCTCATCCAGTTTGTCTACCAGTTCAACGTCTCGAATATTATAGTCGATGAACTTCTGATAGTCTTCCTTATAGAGAGTATACAGATTACCATACTCTTCATAGGATAGTTTACGTTCACCCAGAACGACAAACGCAATGTGGTCAAGTCGATAGGACTCTTGTTGACCTAGAGTATTGTAAGTGAACTTTTGAAATAGATTGTAGTAGTCCAACTGCGCGACACCCATGATGTCATAGGTATTTGTTTCTTTCATACCGAACTTGTTTGCGCGAGCAGTCTTCTTATTGACCACACCCCACGGAGAGAACTTCTTGATAGACTCCTCACCGATTACTTTACGAGTGCGATTGATTAGATATGGAAGGTCAAAACCTTTACTGTTCCAACCTGTCACCACATCAGGCATACCGTGTTGCGACCAGTAGTCAATGAAACGAGAGATGAGTTCCAACTCGTCTTCGCATTGAATGAAGTATACCCCATCAGGTGCTTGGTAGTCACCCAGACCCCAGACACGAAAGAAGTCTTCCTTACTAGATTTGATACAGATAGAGATAACAGGATAGTCTGCTTTGTCAGGTTCAGGGAAACCTTCATCTGACTGAACTTCAATATCAATAGTCGATACGATGATATCATCACGGACATATTTAATTTCGTTGGGGAATCGTTGTGCGATGAACTGTGATACGAAGTTGTTCATACCATAGGTCTTGAAGTTGTCAACGTGTTCATATCGTTTGGTGAAGTCGGTTGCATCTCGCATGGAGTCAAACTCGATGGGTTCAACCGAAGCGCCTTCTAGAGAAGACCACCCACTACCTGTGTCACCATTCACAAAGAGTGTGGGTTTGAAAGGGATTTTCTTTTTGACCGCTTGACCACCAGAATAAACTCGATAGAA